GTCGCAGCATTTAAAAGCACGTCAGAATCTAACTTTTTTATAGTACCTTCACCAACACGCTGAGCAGTATCGGCCTGTTTTTGAGCAGCCTTAGCAGAATTGCCAGCAGCCTGCGAAGACATACCAGCAGTAACGCCTTCGCCTAAATTATACTGACTAGCAAGAGCAGAAGCACCATTTATAGAACCGCCAACACCTTGCGTAGCAGCAAGCATAGGATTAAGTCCAGCCTTTTGCATATCTTCCATAGACCATTGATAACGATGCTGATAATTATACTGATTACGCTGATTAGCTACTGTTGCAGCATGGCGGTCAGCAGAGTTAGAAAGAGCACCACCAATGATAGACGAAATGCCACCAGTAACAGCTCCAAGAGCAGAACCAAGAAATGACATGGCAAATCACTCCTTTTTTAGAAATGACCCATCATACCGGGTATACCATACATAGGCATAGGACGGATACACTTTAAATTAAACTTGACATCGAGCAGGAAATGAGGATAGGACGGAACAGCGACTACACGACTAATAGGCGGGTGGTCTTGTATAAACTCATCAGAAAGCGTAGGCAGCGTAGCAAATTTTTGCGATAAATGCCAAATATCAAGAGGTTCCTTATAAGTGCTCCGAAATTGACCAGTAATCAAAGACGGCTTATAGCGGTATTCAGCATAGCGCTCTTGGTAGCCAAATACTTTTTTATCATCAGCATTTCCTTGGCAATAAATCTCGATATTTTCTATGGCTTGTTCACCTAAATGCGCGAAAGACGGCCAATAAAAATCGAGCACATCAGAACGCAGCCACATTTTATTTACTCCTTGCTGATAAGTCAAATCAGCACGAACGTTGATTAAGCCGATAATATAACCAAATTCCGAAAAAGATTTTGTAAAGGCATGATAACGCTGGGCATTCAGACCATAAGCAGCTAAATTACCTTGTGGGGTTGTAGAGTCGGTAGAGCTTGTCTGAGTAACCGGGTTAATATTCATCATACTAGAATGCGAGCCAAGGAATTCAGGACGTTGCAAACGAGCATCCGGATTAGTTACGCCGAAGTGTGCTTGAAGTTTTTCAGTGTACCTGGTGCCGCCGCGAGCGTCAGTCTCATAATAGCGTTGCAACATAAAAGCTTGACGAAGTGAATTAATAGTAACAGCAGTAACGCCAGACAAATCAGCATAAATATTAGGCGGAGTGCTAGCAGTAATAGAACCGGAATCTGAAGCATTGCTCAATGAGATAGCGCGACCAGCAGGCGCATTTGCAGCAATAAAAACGCCTTTATCATGGACTGTACCCAAAGCATCAACCCATGAAACACTTTCAATAGGAGTACCGGATGAAACACCAATACCAGCAACAGGAGCGTTACCGTTTAAAGGCAAGTCAACAGCCGGACCTTTCTGAGGCCAAGGAAGAGCACCGGTGAAATAGTCATATCTTTTTCCACGCGGAGCCGGGTCATACCAATTACTTACGCCGGACGGAAAGCCATAATTAGGATTAGCGGTAGATTGACCCATTGGTTCCAAGACTGTACTAGATTCGCCTTTGCTAACCTTAACAGATTTCTGTAAGTTCTCATCTCTAAACCACTCGTTCCAAATGAGCCAGTACGAGCGGAACGGCAAGCAGTTAACGGAAACATTCTTAAAAGTACCGGAAGCACACGCGATACCCATATAATCGGGAAGCTTATTAGTCATATCGCCGGTTAGAGAAACAGTAGGTACAAGATAGTCCGTAGAATCTTCGGGATTTTCTTGCTCACCGCACAAATTAACCCATTTATCATATACGAGCCTACTGGGAACGAAGAAAAAGAAAGACTCAATATAGATGTTATCCATGAAAGGAACTACCGGAGTAGCCAAGCGGCAAAACTCAACCGGATTTAAAGTAAACGTATCGCCTGGGATAACCTCATCCACGAAATAGGGAATCAGCTGGCCTTCGTTAAAAGTTGTCTTGTAAACATGACTTCTATCGAAAACAGAACGGCGAATATTAGCCTGCGGAATCATCGCAAAATGCGATTGATTTACACGAATATTACGAGCCATGATATTATTAACTCCTTAATTTTATTAAAAGACCAAAAAGCACGAGAACGGCATTTTTGTTATCAAATCAGAAGGTAATTAAAAATAAATAAAAGGCTTATTTTTGAAGGTTTTTTCTGATTTTGTGTCACCTTGATCAGTTACGATCAAGTAGGTAACTGATCAAGGTGACAGGGTTATTATTCTACATAAGTGAATATTAGCATATAAGTTATTTTTGCTCTAATTTAGGCTCTCCTGCTACCGGAGTGACAGGTGCTACCGGAGTATCTACAATAGTCTTTGCTTTTAGGCCTAACTCCTCAAGTCTAGCAACAACCTTTTCGTCAGTAGATGTTAGAGCATCAAGCAGCATACGCGGGTCATTGCCAAATTCAGCGCGAACGCTGGAAGGCAAATCTGCAAACTCTGCGTTGACGTTAGCAACGAGGTTGCAGGCCGTTTCATAGTCAGGCAGTAATGTAGTATCACCGTATTGCAGCGTAGCCGGGTCATGCGCTCCGACAGAATCAACAATGCCGGTAGTATTAAAGTTAGCGATAATGTGATGAATGTCGCATTCTTCCGCGAAAGTTTGGTCAGCAAGCGAAGGCTGTGTAATTTCTACGTGCGGTTTTGGCGGTTGCTCATCATATAACGTAAAAAACTTAGCCATGCGTAAAAATCTCCTTTCTCAACCTAACAAGGCGCGCAGGTCAGTTTTGCGTAAGGCTCAATTCTCGTCCGCGGTTGTTACGAAGATGTGAAGCGATTGTTCCAGCTGGCGAGCAGCAAAGCGCAATCATACCGGCATAGCCGGTATATAAATACAAAAAAGACGCCTAACATTACGCTAGACGCCTTAATTGCGTTGTGATATTACAACTTGCCTTGTTAGTATTATACCACAACATTGGAAAGCGGGCAAGCGTACCTTATGAGTACATTTTAGCAGTCTCGGGGGGGGAGGAGTCAATAGTTCCGTGGCGGTAGAAAGCAACAAAGTGGGAGATTGCGGGGAAAACACGCATGTTTTATCGTCAAACTCACCAAGATACATAAGCACAAAGTCCTCGTGATAATCATGGATAATGTTAGAACGCTCCGGAGTAGAGGGCTGATTAACCATGATTTGGAATTGACGAATAGCCATAGCGTTATTCTGCTGAGTAAAAGGCGGATTCATTAACTCGCCTTTTCTGTCGTAAATACAATAAAGTTTCATTTTTTAATCACCTCAAAAGAACCTTTTTTAAGACAAGCGATAAACTCTTGCTTGGCCAAATACGGGAGAACAAAATAAAAAGAGTCGAACAGAAGAACTTGATTTTGAGAAACTAATTTAGATTGAGCACAAGGACGAAGATAAATACCGTTAGGCATTTTACGAATCCAGGCACGAGCAGCGGAATAAGACATAAAAAAAGGATAGTCGTCAAGATAGCTCAAAGCGTCTTCAAAGAAATCTTTATTAGATTGATTCCGAAGGTCTAAAGCAAAAAATTTATCAGCGTAGTTTTTTAACATTACGCTCACCTCACTTTCTATACATATTATACCATGAGGAAACGCAACTGTCAACAACTTTTTGCAACTTTTAGCAACTTTTATAAACCTAAATTATCAAAATCACGCTCGAATTGCTCCTGCCGGTGCTTCAAAATCTTTTCCTTGGCTTCCAATCTTTTGCAATCAATAACAGCAGCCTTTGCATTATCGGCCTTATTTTGCTTGTATATACTATACCAAACGGGATTACTACGCTCAAATAATGTTTGATAGTAACGAGGTATCTTATACTTAGCTCCGTTGATTGTTACAAAGCCAAGTTTAAAAATATCCTCAGAGTAACGACCGAAATAGTCTGCTCCAATGCCTGGCTTAAGAGAGCTGCCAACAAACTCCGGACTAATACCAAGAGCATCATACATAAAGGCATTTTTACCGGTCTGCTTTTTGAGAGAGTATTTAGCGACATACCGGGCCGACTCAAATGTGATAGCTCCGACAATATTATAACCATAAGGCCAAAGCTTCTCCAGCGTAGGAGAACGAAAGAGATTATAGCCAGCTGCTAACGCCGATACCTTCCGGACATCAGCAGGAAACCAACCAAAGCACAAAATATGATAATGTGGACGGCGATTGAGATCGCCATACTCACCGCAACACAGAAAACGAATTTTAGAACTGTCATGATAATCTAAATAGCGACGCAACCTCTTAAAAAATAGTTGCAAATGTTCACGATGCAGCGAGCAATCTGCTGGAAGGCAATCATCATTATAAGTTAGCGTGATGAAGCAGTTATGCAAATGTAATTTAGCTTCGTGAACACAACGAATAGCCCAATCATTAGCTTTATCAAGACGGCAGCCAAGGCATTGACCGCAAGGAACGACAACAGCATAATTATTAGCTAACTCACTTTTAGCTATTTCCAGAGATTTCCCGGATAAATCGCGATAAGAAACAAAATTAGAAAGCTCAAATTTGCCGTTAGCATTTGGAACGGCAGAGCGTTTAGCAAACATAGGATTTAGGCAAGTCATAATATCACACACTTTCTGTTACATGCGGATACCGCCGCGCATGTTGCGAGATTTAAGATTTTTGAGCCGTGGCACGGCATGGTTACGAAAGTTCCGGCGCGAAGCTCCGCGAGAAATTCTAGTTCTTTTCATGACGTTTACTCCTTAAATAAATACCAAGGGTTAAAAGGTTAATTATTTTTTCCCAAAAAGCGGGAGTAACTTTTTTCTTCCGTCGCTGCTGCTGCCGCGTGGCGAAAGCCATTTACATCGTCGCTACCTCTTTTCTGCATATTAACAAGATCATCTTGCATAGCAAGCGAGATAGCTTTAAGGCTTGCGCTACCTTCACGATCGTATTTGCCAGTACGAAACATATCAATAAAATCAACAACCTCTTGAATGAAAGGAATAACGGTAGATACGAGAAAAGTCAAAATAGCAGTAGTTTTGTTTGACATAATTAATCACCTCATTTAGAAAAATAATTAGCAATACCGGAAAACAAACGATTAGCAGCACGGGCGACAGTATTCCAAGGCAGACCGTCATTGGAAAGACCAAGATTTTTGTAATCCTTATTGCGAGAAACCTTATAATCATAATCTGCAGCAGCAACATCAGTCAGCTGGGAATTGTAAGCAGCGGAACTATTAGCAGCATTGCCCTGAGCAATCATCATGTTAGCTTGGGCAGGCATAACTACACTACGCTGATAAAGAGCATTTTGAGTTTGCTCATCAATTAGCTGACCTTGCTTTTCAGCATTGCGTAAATTCTGTTTATACAATGCGACATTATCAGCATAAGTATCGGCAGCCAACTTATTAGCAATAGTTTTTCCAGCAGCTTCAGCTTCAAAGTTTTTCGAAGTCGCAGCATTTAAAAGCACGTCAGAATCTAACTTTTTTATAGTACCTTCACCAA